TTTTTAAAAAAAGAATCTGCCGACTATTCTGCTATCACCACCTGGGGAGTTTTCTATCCAGACCAAGATAGTGAAGCTAATTTAATTTTATTGGATGCTGTGAAGGAACGATTAGAGTTTCCCGAATTAAAGAAAAAAGCAATGGAACAATATAGATACTGGAATCCCGAAACGGTGATCGTGGAAGCAAAGGCTTCTGGAATGCCACTTACTTATGAGTTGCGTAAAATGGGGATACCTGTTATAAATTTCACTCCTAGTAGAGGAAACGATAAACATGCTAGGGTTAACGCCGTATCACCCTTATTTGCGCCGGATGAAAAATTCGCTGAAGAGGTTATAGAAGAATGTGCAGCTTTTCCTTATGGAGATCATGACGATTTAGTTGACTCCATGACACAAGCAGTGATGCGTTTTAGACAAGGTGGTTTTATTTCGCATCCAGAAGATGAACGCGAAGAAACATTACCACCGATGGAACGAACGTATTATTAAGGAGATAAAATGGCAAAAGATGACATAAATATACATCATTTCGGATCAGATGTAGACAATAAAAAATTAAGTAATAAACAACTTGCTAAAAAAGCAAAAATTATTTCTGACGAAAGAAATAAAGAAGCAGACACTAAAGAAAAATTTAAAAAAATTAAAGAAGAACGAGAAAAAGAAATGAGAGAGTATGACTATGAAAGAAAAAAACCTCTTATAGATGAAATAGCTAAAAGAAGAACTGCTACTGAAGGTTCTTATAAAAATGGTGGATTAGTTAAAAAAGGAAAACCTAAATTAGCAAAAAAAGGTTGGAGATAAAATGCCGATTGCACTTATGTTGCCTTTTGCTGAAGCTGCAGGAATTACTCTTGCTGGTTTAGGAATGCAAAAAGCTACAGAGTTGATTATGAATTACATTCAAACCAATCCAGAAAAATCAAAACAAATTTTAGAAACTATTAGTCCTTTAGGTGGACTTGGTTCTATTCTAATGAACAAAGAATCAGAAAAAGAAACTTCTAGTGAACCAGAAAAAAAAGAAGGACGTTCTAAAAAAGAAGTAGTGTTAGATGCTATCCGAGAAGGAAGAGCAGGTAGAGGAAATTATTCTAGTCCAGAAGCAACAGGACCTGCTACTAGTATTCGCGGAAATGTTATTAGAGGTTTAGAAGATGAAGGCTATGTAAGTAAAGAAAGAGTAGCTCCAGGAGAAAAAGGTAAAAGCAAAGAACCTTTTGATTACAAAAAATTTTATAAAGCCGATGGTGGTTTAATAACTATGTTTAGAGGTAAATTATAATGGGAAGTATATTAAGGAAAGCTTTAAAGACTCCAGAATTTCAGGAAGTAATTAAACAGATTCCACCTGATACCGCACAGGCAATGGGTCAGTCCAATACTCCTTTAGGTAGATTATTAAAAGGAAGTGGCGTTGCAGTTCCTGTAGATGAACTTACAAGCACACCGACTACTCCTATCATAGAACCAGTAGCACCTTTACAATTTGATAATGAAGAAAGAGCAAAAAGAATTGAAGACTCATTAGGTTTTGCATCTTTTGGACCAGAAAGAATTAGACAAATTTTACTTCAGTTAAAAGGTTTAAATTTTTTAGCAGATGGTGGAATAGTAAATTTGTTATTAAGGAAAAGATAATGGATATTAAATACAATGAAATATTAGGGTATTTTGTGAATACTGCTAATGATGAACCTGTAACTCAAGAAGAATTACTACAATGGTCGGATGAAAATCCAGAACCTTTAGAAGGACCTAAACAATCTAATACTGCTATGGTAAAACAATTAATAGAAAGTTTGACAGTTAAAGAAACCCCTGGTAATACAGAGGTAGAAGAAGGTGTTGAAACAATCAAAAAAACCATATAGAATAAATTAATGGCACAGATAGACGACGCATTACCCAATACAAAAACAACTGTAGAAATTCCAGGCGAAGAAGAAATCATTCAAGAACAAGAACAGCAAATTGAAGAAATTCAATCTGAAGGTGGCCCAGTTGAAATTGAAATGGATGAAGACGGAGGAGCAGAAATTTCTTTTGATCCACAAGTTGCAGCTATGGAAGGTGGTGAAGACCACAATGCCAATTTAGCAGAATTTTTAGAAGACGGAGTATTAGATCCTATTGGTGCAGAACTGTTTGACCAATTTGTAGATTACAAAGAATCTAGAGGAGATTGGGAAGAAAGTTACAGAGAAGGTTTAGATTTATTAGGATTCAAATATGTAAAAAGAACAGAACCGTTTAGAGGTGCATCTGGTGTAACTCATCCAGTTCTTGCCGAAGCTGTCACACAATTTCAAGCACAAGCATACAAAGAATTATTACCTGCAGAAGGTCCAGTCCGAGTTCAAATTTTAGGAGACGTCACTGCAGAAAAACAAGACCAAGCAAATCGTGTAAAAGATTTTATGAATTATCAAATCATGGATCAGATGAAAGAATATGAACCAGAGTTTGATCAAATGCTTTTCTATTTACCCCTGTCCGGTTCTGCCTTTAAGAAAGTCTATTATGATGATCTATTAGGCAGAGCTGTGTCCAAATTTATACCTGCCGAGGATATTGTAGTTCCTTATTCTGCAAATTCATTAGATGATGCAGAAGCTGTTATTCATTTAGTAAAAATTTCTAAAAATGATTTACGTAAACAACAAGTAGCAGGATTTTATAAAGATATAGATCTAGGAGAACCTGCGTTTAAAGAAGATCCACTAAAAGAAAAAGAATTACAACTAGAAGGCATTTCTCAAAATGGTCAAGATGAAATTTATACTTTATTGGAAATGCATGTTAATTTAGATCTACCAGGATATGAAGATGTGAATCCTGAAGATGGTGAGCCCACTGGAATTAAACTTCCCTATGTCGTAACAATAGATGAATCTACCAATAAAATTTTATCTATTAGAAGAAACTATGCAGCTAATGATCCGTTGAAAAAACGAATCAATTATTTTGTACATTTTAAATTTTTACCAGGTTTAGGTTTTTATGGTTTTGGTTTAATTCACATGATTGGTGGATTATCTAGAACAGCAACTGCTGCATTAAGACAATTATTAGATGCAGGAACATTAGCTAATTTACCAGCTGGATTTAAAGCTAGAGGTATTAGAGTAAGAGATGATGCACAACCTTTACAACCTGGAGAGTTTAGAGACGTAGATGCACCTGGTGGAAACATCAGAGATTCATTTATGCAACTTCCTTTCAAAGGACCAGATGCAACTTTATTACAACTTATGGGTTTATGTGTGCAAAGCGCTCAACGCTTCGCGGCCATCGCTGACTCACAAGTGGGTGATATGAACCAAGCCGCGGCCGTCGGTACGACTGTAGCGCTTCTGGAGCGCGGATCGCGGGTGATGTCTGCTATTCACAAACGATTATACGTTGGTTTAAAAAATGAATTTAAATTATTATCGGAAGTATTTAAAACTTACATGCCACCTGAATATCCTTACGATGTTCCAGGCGCACAAAAAAATATCAAGGTCGCTGACTTTGATGATCGTATTGATGTATTACCAGTTGCTGATCCAAATATCTTTTCACAAACACAAAGAATTTCTATGGCACAAACACAATTACAATTAGCACAATCCAATCCACAAATTCATAATTTATATCAAGCGTATCGTTCTATGTATGAAGCAATTGGTGTTAAAAATATTAATGCTATTTTACCTCCACCAGAACAACCGATGCCGATGGATCCAGCATTAGAACATATTATGTCTATGAGTATGAAACAATTTCAAGCATTCCCAGGACAAGATCATAAAGCACACATTGATGCGCATTTAGGTTTTATGGCTTTAAATATGGTACAAAATAATCCACCAATATTAGCTGCATTACAAAAAAATATTTTAGAACACATTAGTTTAATGGCTCAAGAACAGGTGCAATTAGAATTTGTCCAAGAATTACAAGAAGCAAGTCAAATACAAATGCAAATGCAACAAGCAGGTGCAATGAATCCAGCTATGGCAGCCGGAATGATGAATAACCCACAGATGATGCAAGCACAAAGACGATTACAACAAATTACAAATGCGATTGAGTCTAGAAAAGCTATTTTGATTGCAGAATTAACAGCAGATTATGCTAAAGAAGAGCAAAATATTAGTGGTGAATTTGGTG